AAACTAAGTAGCCAGCTTTCTACGATAAAACCTTGTTTTACAAGCATTTGAACAATACTTTCTTCGTTGTTCTGTTGTGGCAAACACTTTACCGCAAAATTTACACTCCTTTTCTATTATTTCGCAATAGACTTTTTTTCAGTTTCTGCCTCCGCTCTATCGGCTAAAATTGCATTGATAGCAACAAATCTCTCCTTTATATTTTTTTGAACTTGTACAGCTTCTTCGTAATTTTTTTGTAATGTTGCAAGTTCTTCCTGTAATTCTTGTGTTGTTTTACGAGCCATTGAAAAATACTACGTTTTTTATACTGTAACAATAGCTTATATTTTTAGCTAGGTTTTGTAGGCCAAGTAATATTGTCTGGATCAGACTGTGTTGGGACATCTCTTAAAGCTTGTCTATAATTTTTCCAAGCATCAGATAAAGTAAGGTCACTACTAGCCCTCCAATCTGTAGCTTGTAATAAAGAATTTCTTTGCGTTCTTATCGCTCCCCATTTTCTAGCAGTGATCTCTTCAGCAGTTGGTTGAGATGCTTGTATAGCAGCAATCTCTTCATCTGTCATTTTTATTGTTTCACCGTTTAACATTTTGTACATGTCTATGTCTCCATTTTGTAAAGTAAAATTTCAGTGCCAGATTGCAAATAATAGGAACTTGAATTAGGTTTTACTGTTATACCTCGTACACTTCCTATTTGTGCATAACTTTTAAAGCGATTAACGACACTTGACTCATTTGTACTATAACTCATAGTTTCAAAAAAGCTATATCCATATTGATTAGTTGAAAATTCTCCTAAAAATCCATGTTTTTGCCCTTGGTAATAACCAGCCAAATTATAGTTATAACCACTACTATTACTTAGTGCGGTAGTATAATTTCCAGAAGAAGGTTGATCTCTATATTCTAAGCCGTAAGCACTTGTACTACTATTACTACTATCTAAATAATTTATTTTTAAATTATTATTATCAGCACTACTAACTTTTATATTTTTACCTAATAACCAATACATACTATCTGCATCTAAATTAGTAAAAGATATTTCACTAATAGTATTATCAGCTGAAACAGTTGATTTAGATATAAGCTTTAACCCAAAACCATTAGATGCTGTGAACATACTACTTGTATCAAGTCGTGCAGTTGATATTGTTCCAGTTGTGAAATTAGAAGCATTTAAATTTGTTAAATCTGGCTCAGTTTGCGTTGCATATTCTAATTGACCAATAGCACTAGCACCACTACCAGATACACTTTTTACTTTTAAAAAAGAATCTTGAACGATGTTATTGTCAGGCAAAATCATAGTATATGACTGCGCTGAACTATGTGGAGGAGATTTTAGTTTTACTCCATTAGAACCGTTTGACAATTGTAAAGTGCCGTCCGCACCACCAGCACCTTTAACTTTAACTAAGCCAGTTCCTTTTCCAGCCAGCTTTACACCTGCACTATTACTTTCTATTTCATCAACTTTTAGTTTTGACATTTAATACAAAAAGTATTTCTATTATTATATATTATAATTATAAATCAAAATCATGCTTCCATATATTTATATAAACGAAACTCAGTAGGAGGTATAAAGTACTCACTACCATTAGACTGCCCTATTCTTAATTTTCTAAATTCATAATTACTTCCTTGAGCATTATCAATACTTCCTCTTAATTCAGAAAAGTTAAACTCATATGCTCCTGATGAGTTCATATCTCTTAATTTTGAATAAAACCATGCATTTTTACCGCCAGTTGCAAACTCAAAAATTGAGTTGTGATACGCAGAATTAGCTACGTTTGTCATCCATTTTGTGTACATATATGCCGTACTTGATCCAGAACCACCAAATGTATATGCTTGATGACTAGAACCAGTTGTCATCCAATCTGCATAAAAACCTTGATATGCAATATTTTGGTGTGCACCTGTAGAGCTTATAAATTTAAAAGTTATGCCATCACTTTGTGTTGCTTGAAGATTTGAGTTACCTGTACGAAGATCTATACCAATTAGTTTATATAAAGAATTATCATCTAAGGTGAAATCTATATACGATACACCATACGATCCAGTTACAATGTTTGTAGAAACGTGTTTAAATGCAGCACCAGCTGTTGCAGGTAATGGACTTGCTATTCTTGCGCTTGGCACTGTACCAGTAGTAAGTTGAGATGCGTCTAATTGTGTTAAGTCTGGTTCTGGTAAATCTGTGTATGCTAATTGACCTACCGCCGTGCTACCACTACCTGTTATAGAATCAACTTTAAGAATTTTATTAGTAGATAAATCGATATCAGTTGTAGGCAAAACCATTGTATAATTTTGCGCTGTAGAAGGTGCTTTAACCTTTATTTTGTTGGTTTGTGTTGTAGTATTAAGTTGTAAAGTCCCACTATCATCTTCTCCTGTTACTTCAAATACACCAGTACCATCAGGAGTTATACTTAAATCTCCATTAGATGATAAAGATTCAATTTCATTAATTTTTATTTTTGACATATTATTAAAAATTTAATTTAATTTAATTTAATTATAAGAAATTAATATATTTAAGTCTATACCTTAACTTTCATTATATTTATATAGTAGTATTTGTGTATTAGATTGATAGTAATTACTGTTGTTAGTTGTTAATCTAATTTTATTTATACTTTTTGTTGTACCGTCAGTCGCTTCATGGTCAAACATTGAATACGAATCGCAATAATTATATTGATAGCCAGGGGCATAATGATTAAGAATCATATAGTTAAAATATGCTTTAGTACTAATTGTTGCTATGAATGAAAATTCTGTACCCATATAACCTTGATCATCCCATGGTATAACATAGCTTTGTGTTTCAGTGTACTTATTGTATGCTCTATAATTGCTATTAATTATATTTGTTTGCGCTTGGCTACTACTATCTAACCATTCAAATTTTATATTGTCATTATTTGCAGAAAGTGTAATATTTTTACCGACTAATCTATATAAACTATTATCTTCTAAATCAAAATCAATAGTTGTAATAGTATTATCTGTTGATACTGTAGATTTACTTATTAAAGCTAAACCAGCGCCATCAGTTGCGCTTAAAGAAGGAAATCTAGCATTTGGTAACGTACCACTTGTTATATTAGATGCATTCATATTAGTTACTGTTGTTGTTGGTGGAGCTGCATATTCCAATTGACCAACAGCAGTTGCGCCACTACCAGTAATACTTTTTACTTTTAAGACTTTATTTGCATCTATTTGATTGTCAGGCAAAATTATTGTGTAGTTTTGGGCTGCACTATCAGGTGGTGATTTTAATTTGACACCATGAGTTTGTGCCGAACAATTTAATTGCAAAGTTGCGTCATTAGTACCACCTTTAATTTCGCAACCCCCATCAGCACCTTTACCGACAACTTTTACATTGCTGTTTGTACCATTAGCTTCAATTTCATTAACATTTAATTTTGTCATAATAAATAAAAAATGTTTCTTAAATAAAGTCTAAAACAGTTTCATTAGAAATAGTTAAAACAACACCAGATGCAATAGTTAATGGACTTACTGCATAATAGTTTTGGCCTGTTGTTGTTGTAAAACTATTATCTACTTGGCTATCTGCTTCAATAAATAATTGTTCACCACCAGATCCTACTAGACCTCCTGATTTCACGAGATAGGCAAAAGCTTTAGCTGTCATAATTTTAAGTGAAATTTACAATAGTGCCAGTTGTAATAGTAAATACAACACCAGTAGCAATACTTAAATTAGACAAAGCTATATAATTTCTTCCAGATGTTGTGGTAAAACTATTATTCATTTCATTATCTACTTCTACAAAAATTTCTTCACCACTCCCACCTACTAAGCTACCAGCACCACTAGGTAAATTTGTTAGGTTTGCACCTGATATAGCTGGTAAAGTGGCTGGAAACCTAGCATCTGGTATTGTGCCAGAAGTTAAATTAGAAGCATTTAAATTTGAAAGATTAGCTGCGGGTAAATTTGTAAGATTAGCTCCACTTATCGCTGGCAATGTAGCGGGGAATCTAGCATCTGGTATTGTACCGCTAGATAAATTACTAGCATTAAGACTGCTTAAATCTGCTGCTGGTAAATTAGTTAAATTTGCTCCACTAATTGCTGGTAATGTTGCTGGAAATCTGGCGTCAGGTATTGTGCCAGAAGTTAAATTGGTTGCACTTAAAGATGTTAAATCAACAGCAGCCCAACTAAGATTTCCATTCGCATCTGTTTTTAAAAACTGACCGTTAACAATATTAATCGGTAAAGTTAATGTATAACTTGCACCTGCACTATGGGCTGGTGATTTAATCTTTACACCATGACTGTTTTGTGAACAATTAAGTTGTAAGGTTCCATCTTCACTACTACCATCACCTTTTATCTCAACTACACCTGTACCATTTGGATTTAATTTTATATTGCCATTTGTTGTACTTGTATTTATTTCTTGTGCTTGAACATCTAATGCTCCACCTAATTGTGGTGAAGTATCTTCAACAATATTATTTAAACCTCCAGAAGAAGGTGCTGGTCCCCATTTTACACCAGTAGTTTCGGTACTATCTGCTATCAAAACATAATTATTTTGACCAACAGATAAAGCTGTTGGGTCGCCTGTGCCATCTCCAACTAACAGTTTTCCTTTGACATTTAAATCACTATTCATTACTGCTCCAGCAGCATCTACATTAGTTGCATCGGTAACATCAGCATTAGCTTCAATACCGTTCAATTTAGTATGGTCTGCATCAGTAAATACATTACTATCAGTGGCGGCTTCAACTGCTGCTCTTATCTCTGCGTCTGTTTGGTCAGCAGTGGCATTTGCTTCTATGCTGTTTAATTTAGTATGGTCTGCATCAGTAAATACATTAGAATCTGTGGCTGATTCGACAAGAGTTCTTATCTCAGCAGCAGTTTGATCTGCTGTTGCATTAGACTCTATTCCATCTAATTTTGTTTTATCTGTTGCAGATTGATAGCCAGCAGCAGAAGTTGTTGCATTAGCAATATTTAATTTAGATTGTGCTATTGCTGCACTTGCATTTATATCAGCATTAACAATAGTTCCATCAGTAATCATTGTTGAACTTACAGTTCCTGTATCTCCTGATGTAATAACTGTTCCAGTTCTATCGGGAAGAGTAATAGTATTATCTTGAGTAGGATCTGTTACCGTTAATGAAGTTTGATGATTATCTTCAGTAGCCCCTTCAAAAATTAAATTACCTTTTAAAGTTTTAGTACCATCTCTTTTAAGATTATCTTCAATCAGTTCTTGTACTGCATGTAAAAACTGTTTATTGTTTAGATTCAAATCAAATGCTTTAAGTACACTTGCATCATTAAAAGATACTTTTGTAGCGTTTACTCCAGTATTTCTTTTAAAAAGAATAACTGCTCCATTAGCAGGTTCATTACCAGTGGTAAAAGTTATACCAGATTGACTCGTAAAAGTGTAATGTGTGGTTTCAGTTTTTAGTACACCATCAACAAATACTTCTACATCAGTTTTGTCTATGTAATTAAAACTGATTGAAAAAGGTCCAGCAGTACCGTTACCAGTAAGATTTGTAAAAGATGCAGCAGTGTTAGTAGCCATGATTAATTAGAAATTGACTGAAGACAATTTTCTAAAATGGAAGTGTTTTTAGTTTGGTTGATAGCATTTATGTTAGCATCATATTCCTTTACTAAATCACGGTTTTCTGGTTTTTTCAACCAATCTATTCGTCCTTTCTTTTTATATGCATTAATTATATTTCTAAAAATATCTTGTGCATCTTGTCTAGCTTTCTCTTGAGCAGCAACCGAAACATCTTGATTTATTGCTGTAATATCTTCACCTCTTGCTGTTGCTAGTATTGCCTTTATTTCTTTTTTTTGCATAGTTTCGTATAAAGCATGTACTAAACGTTTGCCATTGATTTTGGTAAAAGCAATAGTATTTACATAATCTTGATATTGGTCGGAATTTAATTCAATTCCAGTAAATTTATCTGTTGAAAGTAAACGATCTTTAGGTTTAGTAACTTTCATTTGTATATCATCTAAAGTTGTCATAACTAAGTTATTAACACTATTAGATGTCCTTATAGGATTTAAAACATCTAAATTATCAGGTCCATAACCAGGTTGATATTCTATTAATGCACCAGTAATAAAGTTTTGTTTTGGTTTTAAATCACCAAAACCAGGAACAACAGCAGCAAGTTCATTATAAAATCTTCTTACAAAAACCATTCCATCATCACCTGCTTTTGGTTTTTTATCTTTTATTGTTGGATCTACTTCTTTTTTAACGGTTCGACCTAAAGCACTAAAAGGAACGGTAGCAGCTAATCTTCTTTGTAAATAACTTTCTAATACATAAGGTTCACCAGCTAATAATTGTGCTAATTCAGTAATACCTTGCAAATAAGTTTTATTAGTAATATTTCTGGATAAAGCAGTAACAGCAACTGTTGCCAAATCTTGTCTGTCTTGATAATCAAGTTGTCCAGAAATTTGTGCCATATCAGCAGACATTGATAAGAAAGAAGACCAAGGATCTAATCGTTGATAACTAATGTATTTATATTTTGGCTTACCATCATCACCAATAATAGGCCTACCATTTTCATCTTTCTGTAAAAATCTAAAGCTATATGGTTGCCATCCTGTTTGTCGTTTTTGGTTTAGTAAATCAAAATCTCTTGGACCACCACCTGTAATAGCAATTTCAGAAAAGTCATCGCTAATACTGAAAGCAGCAGCACCTGCTGTAACCCACAACATACTACCAGTAGCTAATTCACCTCTTGCTTTGGCTGCTATTGACGGATTACTGCTTTTTAGGGCTTGTTTGTATTCCTCCATAAATGGTGCTGTTATAACTGTTCTCCTTCCTAGATTTTTTAATAAATTGATAGGTGTCCTTACAAATGGAAAAAATAGTCTTGCAGATGGATGTTTATTTATAAATGTTTGAAAATCACCACCAAAAGAACCCTGTGGCAAATCATTGGTAAAAGTAACTTCAGCAGCATACTGTTGCGCTTCTTCATATAAATCTATGATATTTTGATCCTTTACATTTGCCATGCTGTTTGTATTAACAATCTCAATAGTTTTTTCAAATTGTTCTTCTACATAGTTTTTTAAGCCTTCACCAGTACGACCTGCTTTTACTCCATTTTCCCAAGCTGTTGCTTTTACATAAGCTCTAAAGTTTATTTGTTTAAAAAATTCATCTTCAGATAATAAAAATCTTGAAGGAAGTCTGATAGCAGTTCCAGCAAAGTTTACTAATGAAGGTATCCAACCTGGACCATCCATTCTAATCCTAAAGCGTTTTGCTGCTTCTGCTCTATCATCAATCATTGAACTTGGATTAATAATATTGTCTTCTACTTGAAATGCTTTTACCATTGCTCTTAAAGAATCGCCACTAGATTGCGCTAGATAAAATAACTCTTTACCACCTCTCATAAACCCTGTCATGTCGCCTTTCATAAGACTTCCAACGGATTGGTCAAAAGGTCTAACTAAAGTGTTTAAGGCAGTGGAGACAACGTTTACAACATGTGTCTGTGGCCCTGAAAGAATAGCATTAATAAATAATTCATTATTAATTTCTAATGCTTTTCTTGGGAAATCTCTTCTAGCCATTTCTCTCATAGCTTCTGGATTACCTTTAGCAGCTTGTAGTTTTTTAGTAATGTATTTTAGCTTTCTAGTAGCTTCTTTATCACCTTCCTTTGCAAGATCAACAACTTCTTTAAGTGTCTGATCCATATCTGTAGCTGCTTTTGTTGTTCCTTTTGCAGCATCTTCTATATTTCCAGGTACACCTGTTATTGGTGATTTAGAGACTAGATCATCAGCAGTTGCTGCTGTTTTACCTGCTCCACCTGCAACCTTGTTAGCAGCTAATGTTTGTGCTGGTATTGATTTTAAAGGTTTGTTGATATAGACAAGTGAACTTAAAACTTCTGCTTCTCTTACTAATTGATCACCTAATTGTTTTATAGCTTCTGTATTATTTACAGTTGTTGCCATATCCAGTTGTGCAGCTAAATCTGCTAGATCATTAGCGTTTTTATTCATCAACTGATTCATTGATATTAATGTCGCAGGTAGGTCTCTTTCTCCACCTCTTCCGTATGTTTGATTAAAAAAACGTGCTTCTTCTATAATGTCTGCTGGTAATTTTGCATTTGCAGCAGCAGCCATATCAGCAAAGGTTCTTCTGTAAGGCCATGTATTATTAGCATCTTTCTTTTTTAATTCTTCAGCTAAATCTAGAAGGCTAGTACGAACCTCTTCTGAAGTACCTGTAAATTTAGGATTAAATGTAGTTTGTATTTTTGGGTCTTTAGAAACTTTTGTTTTTCTAGTAACTGGTTTTTTCTTTGAAACTATGTCAATAATTTCATCACCAAGATTATCAGTCGTAAAATCATTTACTTTTATTTTCTTTCTTTCATCTAATCTTTTTACAATACGATCAACCAATTCTGGTGATTTTCTAAGACCTCTAATACCAAGACCTAAAGCTGTAACAACTTCACCTGCTAAGAATCCACCACCTGCTTGTCTTAATCTGTTTTCTATAACAGTTGCATCTTCATCAGTTTTTAGTATTTCAGTAATAGGGCTTTCTAGTCTAGGATGATTATCCAACATATTAAAAAGGTTTTCTTCTAATGGATCTTGAACAACAGTATCAGCTACAAAACCTGACAAAGCATTTCTAGCCCAAACATTAGCCATACCTGCTTTACTTAAGCCCTTACTAATCAGACCCATTGGTAGTAAGAACTGTGTTATGGCTTGAGGTATTTTATAAAAAGGATCGTCTTGATCGTCTTCAGATTCTAAAGGTGTATTTTGTAGGGGAAAGAAATCATTATTATCGTATGGATTACCTTTTACATAATCCTTAATATCATCTACAAATTCTATAGTTTCATTAATTGCTTTTATAGGACCAGTTATAGCACCTCTAATCACTTTAGAGGTTTTAGTCTTTTTAATTATCTCTTCACTCTTCTTTAATTTTTCTCGAAATTCTTTACCAGCTTCCTGTCTATTTTTACGAAAACGAGCTATTGGATTTGAATCAGTCATGGTTAATTATTTTTAGGTGAATATGTGCCTGTTTGCTGTAGGAAATCTATAGCCATTTTATACTTAGATCCTCCTTTTAAAAGATTAGGTAATGCTTTGTTTACGGTAGTGCCATTAGAATCTGCCCAATCAGCACCTCCTTTATCGAGATTAGACACATTACCAGTAAATATAGCTGCATATATTTCTTTAGCACCATGTCCTGGTTGTACACCTCTATCTTTTAAAAAATTAGTTACAGCTACCATTTGTTCTTCAAAGGTCATATTAGGTTTTATTTTATATCTTTGGATTTCATAAGGACCAAATTGTATAAGACCTGTATATTGTTTACCTGTAGCTTTATCTGTGCTTACTACAGAGGGTCTAAATGAAGACTCTTGTGCAATAACTGCTGCAAGAGGTATTGGACTAATGCCTAATTCTTTAGCTGCTTTTACAATGGATTGCACTCGATTGTCGTTACTAAAATTAATTTCTGCTTCCTCTTCCTCTGTATCTAAGGCTTTTTCTCTGTCAATATCTTCTTGTGTAGATTCAGTAAAAAAACCTGCTTCTAAATTATCAAAGGGAGAAGCTTCTGGTACTCCAGGTATTTTTTTTAAAGGTTCACGATTATTGTTGTCATCTTCTTTTTTTGTTAATTTCTTTAGTCCTAAATCTCTTAAGCGTTGAAATTCTTTTAAAAGTTCTTCTTCACCTGCGTCTAAATTATTCAATCTCCACTGTCTTAAATTATCTGCAAATTCATTTCTATTGTCTACTTGCTTAGTGCTTGCCTCACCAAACAACTGGCCTAACATATTTGATACACCATCTTTTCTCAAAACACGTTTTGATAATGTGTCATATTCAGCAATATATCTATTAACACTTGTAAATACACCATTTTCTACTTGCCTTGCTTCTTTCATTAAATTTTGAGCAAGTGTAATTGCCTCTCTTGATTTAGAGGTTGATTGTAGAAAATCTAAAACAGCTTCACCTGCTAATGCTTCTGATCCGAAATCACCATTACGTATTTGATTTTGTAATTTTAAAAATTCTGTTCGTATTTGTGGGCCTTCTAAAGCACTGACATTTGTTCTTATTTTAGGAGCAAGATCGGGTTGTCTTCTTACTAAATCATTAATAATTTGTTCAGCATTAGAATCATTATTATTTAAAGCTTCAAAGTATGAGCTAATGCTGTTTACCTTATCTTCTTCTTTTTCTCTTTTCTTTCTGATTTCATTTCTTTTTTCTGTTTTGTATTCAAAATCAGCAATTTGTCTTTTAAGAGTATTTGATTTGTTTTGAAATTCAGGATGTTTTGAAAGGTTACTAGAACCATTAGGACCATAAGGAAATAATTCTGCTATTTCTAAAATTTGTTCAGCACCTTCGCTATTTCCGTCACCATCTTGCCCTACAGCTTGAGCTTCGCTGTTTATTACATTTATAAGTAAATCATGTATAGATGATCTTTCTTTTCCTGATATACCTAAATTATTAATTTCATTTTCAAAATCTTGTATTAAAGAAGAGACACTATCTGGTGTTACAACAAAAGGATTATTTCTTAAAACTATTATTTGTTCTACTAAAGGCACTGCTGTTTGTTTTATCTTTTCAAATTTATATTCTTTATTTTGATCAATGTGATGACTTGTTATTGTTGCAGTAGCATCTGATAATTTTGGTAAAAAATATTTATTTACATAGGTAGGATTTATGTCATTTAATTTATCAACAACTTTTGATCTCTCTCCTTCTAACCATGTTTGAAATTCTGGCGATTCAAAAGAAAAAGCATTAAGAGGTTGACCATTTATTTGTGTTGTTGCATAGCTATTAGTTAAAGCACTTTCTAAATTACTTCCTAGAATTTTTGCTTTAGTTCTTTGATAAGCACGATCAGCAAAGATACTTCCACCTATTAGTTGTCTAGCAGCATCTTCACCATCAGCTTTTTTAACACCTCTACTTATATCTTTAAAGTTTTTAGCAGCATCTTCTATAGCTAGTTCTGTACCTTCTGCTTCTTCTTTTTCTACTTCTTTTTGTATTCTAGAACCAATAAAACTTTGAATAGCGGGGTTTATAGATTGCAATGCTTCTGCTAACTGTTCTATATCAGTCTTAGGTTGAACGCTGGGAGGTCTTACAAAAGTATCTACAGGTCTTGCAGAGGATTGAAAAGCTGTGCTTTGAAAACTGTTAGTCATAATTAACCAGTATAAAGAGAACTACCAGTAGTAAGATAACTAGCTCGTGGTCCAGCACTTGCTGAAGTGGCTCTACCTAGACCACCTGTAAGAGAAGCGTAGTCGCTAAGACCTGATACAGCAGTATTAAGAAGAACTGATCCAAGTGAAGGTATCTTGTTATATGCCTGATTGATATTACTTTGTAATTGATTACGTCTATCATCTCTCTGTGCTGTCAACCCTTGTACATTCCTACCATACTGCCTACTAGCTGATTCAAGTGATTGATTTATAGATTCTCTAAAGTTTGCTGTTTGTCTTTCTTGATCTCTTAATAACAAATTAACAGTAAGACCTGCCCTTTCACTTGCTCTTACGCTCCCTTGTGCTTGTAATCCTTTTATGGTTGCTGCTAATTTTTCTTGTGCTCTTGAAGCTCTTGTCTCTTTTAACTGCGCACCTAAACCCTCTTGTTGGTTTGCAAATGATTGCTCTGCTGATCTGTTTGCTATTAACGAGGATTGGTATTGTCGGTTAGCTGCTGCCTGTGCTGCTGATCTTTGTGCAAGACCACTTGCTAAATTAAGACCTAAAGATGCTGCAAATAATCCTCCAGGTCCAGCACCTAAAGAACCTAATATTGGTAATGCTGCAACACACATTTAGGCGATCCTCAGAAATTCGTAGAATGGTTTACCCTGCATACCGTAATGTTCGTGATATTGAATAAAAGTAAATCCAAGAGACTTTAACCATTTAATAGCAGAATCATTCTCTGCATATACAAAATTATATAGGATTTTGTAATTTTTCAACAGGCTATCGACCCATTTTCGACCTTTTCTTATTAGTTGTATTTTATATTTTTTATTACTAAACAGTTCATCAGTAGCAACCATCCATATAACACCACCTTGTACGACCCCACAAAGACCTATAGGGGCATCATTATCATCAGCTATGGCCATGTTTATACTGCTGCATATATAAGACAATTGAAGAGCTTGTTGAGGCTCTTGTCCTGATTGGTAGAAGGCTTCTAATTTATCCATTTCTCTCATGTTTTTTGCAACATGTTTTAAATCTTCTAAATTTGCTTTTCTTAAATATCCCATTATGCCCTTCTAGATCTTATATAAAAATTAGCTTCATATTCAGCACTTGTAATATTTGCAGGTAAATATGTACTGTTATTAATAGCTATCCGTGCTTTATCTGCTCTTGTCATTATTGGTACTTGAAATATACCTTTTTTTAATTTCACAGAGCCTAAAGTAGAGTTAGGAGAACCTACTAAACCATTAAATCTGTAGATTTGTCCTGGCCTTACATCAATTAACTCAGCGTCATCTTGAGCAACAACAACTTCAAACATTCCAGTATTTTCAAATTTAAAATAAAAATGTTTTAACTGCAATCTACCTCCTAATTGTTCAGTGCCACCTTTTGCTGTTTCTGTGTAGCGTTGTTTCGCAAATTCATAAAACATATCATATGATTCACCAATAATAAATTTGGTCTTTCTTATGTCACCTGCAACTTTAAATTTATCATTACTACCAACTTGAAAATTTCCAGTAGATGTATCTATTTCAAAGAATTCCCCTGGGTTTACATCTCTTTTGTCATCACCATTTGCATTGTTACCAGTTAAACCAGGAATAAAAGTATTAGTTTCTTTAATAGTACACAAAGGTTCTCTACCTGAAGTGTGAGATGAAGAATTTATAGTTCCTAAATTAGTTGTTGTTTGAAATGTAAATGTATCATCATTGACTTTGGTAATACTAAATCTATCTTTTAATAATCTGTATGTATTGCTTTCTATAAAAGCAGTGGTTATATTCCCTGGAACCGTATCGAAATCAAGGATTGTTGTATTTGCTAAAGTGATTTCTACTTCATCACCAGTATCAAATCCATGACCAGTTTTTGTTATTGTTACCACATTATTTGCAGTTGTGCTGTTATAGGTTGCACGAACTGAAGGTGCTAAATGTTTTGATACTACGCGCATCCTAGCTGTATCAAGTCTATAAGGGCATGTAATTTCAGAAAGATTTGTACTGGCATCATAAGTAATTGATAATCCAGATGTTGATTCTGTTACTTTTCGATCTAAATGATATTCATAATCACAGTTAGGTTCTTTTACATCTGTCTGGAAAGGTAATTTTTCTAGATAAACTCTTGAAGTTGAACCAACATAAGTATCGTCTTCACTTACAATAAAAAGTTCACTACCAATAAAATCTATATTTTTAATACTTCTTCCTTCATCAAAAGTATATATAAACCATGAGTTTAATAATTTTTCATTGTTACTTCCATATAACCATTTATTAATGTAGAGTTTATTTGATTCTGAAGAACTTAATAAAACTAATGTATCTTCACTTGTAGAAATAGCAATTTTAAAAATATCATTTGGAATTAATTTTGGGACATGAACCGTAATATCAGCGGCATCTCTTATTTGTTGTTGTCCATTTAAGACCATGTATTCTCTAACAGCAGAAAACTCTCCTTTAGTTGTTAAATAATAAATAGAATTACCTGCACCTACAGGGGTAGCAATATCGCTACTATCAAATTCTGTTGCGACTAAGATGTTTGCAGTTTTGGGTGTAAGGTTATCTGCTGAACTGCTTAAAATAAATTGTGATTGATCTGAAAATAATATTAATTGTTCTCCCATATTTACTGTATTTTTTAAAATCGCAACTTTAGTATGTGATGCCGCTACATCTATCGGATCACTGTCTATAACTGTTAAAACAGTCTCAGGAAAAAATTGAAAGAATTTAGATACAGTAGATAAAATTACATTGTCATTAGCTAAAAAACCTAATCTATTTCTGAAAAAGAAAACGTTATTTATCTTGTGTCCAATAAAAGAAGGTTTTGGTGCTGAGTCGTCATCACCTACAGTTCTCTCTCCCCATATGGGTAGTGTTTGTTGAAAGACAATACTAGCTGATCCACTGTCACTTACAGTAGGACTTGAAAGAGGAACACTATTATGTTCTGTTCTAGATATTGTAAAGAAGTTTGTATTGTTACTAGCATTAGGAACAAAAACTGTATATTTAATCCCTGCACCTTGAGTTATTCCATCAGTTGGTACAAAACCTGCACTTTGAGAACCATCGGTAGTAAATGATAGTTCAACTTTATCATTGGTTTGTAAACCATGATTAGTTAAATTTATTGTGACTAAGTTACCTAATTGACTATAAGTACCAGTGTTGGTTGGCACAGAATAAGTATCACCATTAACTTGTGAAAACCTAAAATTACCATCTGCTTGCCTTATTAAAACATGGGGCATTGTGTCGTAATTAAACTTAAAATCAATTCCTGGCTTTACACATTCTTCCCACTGTCCTTCCTCCATTTGAGTACCACCATTATTAGTCACAAACTTTACATAGTAATTATCAAAATTAGTAGATTCATCTCCCTTTACTTCAACTACATAACCAGGAGGAGACACAGTTGGTAAATCTGTAAATCTTTGAACGCTATTTTTAACTACAGTTAGTTGAGTATTACCTTGGGTATCAGTACCATCAATAGAAAAATCACTATTATCTGTTTTTTTAATATGAAGTACAGGTCCATTTTGAGCAATAGTAAAACCTGTAAGACCTGCTTCTAATCCAGTTTTTAAATCACCAGCAACTTGTGTCGTACTCAATGTAGTATCATTCGTTGTATCATCTGAAGCTGTAACTCCATTAATTGTTACTGAATAGATAGTATTGTCTGAAACTTGATTAACGAAAACAATAGCTTGTGTAACATTTGAATCTGGTAAACTTGGCTGACTTGCATCCATGCCAGTTGTAATATTTGTATTCACAACAAAAGTAAAGTCAGCAACAGTTGTAGCTTTTAGTTGCAAACGTGGAGAATCACAAAGTAAATAATCAATAGCACCAGAGTTTTTGTTGACAGTTTTTTCAGTTCCGTCAAGGTCAAATACTCTTACATTATTTGAAGTAAATATAACGACATATCTTTCTACCTCATCCCTGTTTATTGTATGAACTAAAGCATCGCCTATACTTAATTCATTATTTATTAAAGTTGATATATGTTGTGTACCGCTACGTTTTACAAGACCTTTAACTGGATCACTATCGCAATTTGTTTGTTGAACAGCATGATCTGCTTGTTTTATGGCATCAGAAGATTGTGAAATACCTCTTAATAACGTAGGTATTGATCTTGAAATAAGCACCATGATTACCTAATTAATGCTTTTGAAGGACTATATGTTTCAAACACACTGGTAAGTGATGGATCACCTCTTAATAAATTATGATCTGCATTAAGTGTATCGGTCTCAAGTAATACTGCTCTAGCCCTTGCTTCATCTTGTTGATTGTAAGCTCTGAGAGAATCATCACCTATTTGTCTATCAATAAAAATGCGTGCTGCTTTTATCGTTATATAGTTTCTTGCAGGTTCTGGTATTTCATCAAACTCTCTAAAATAAACTATGGTACAAATTAAATCTTTATCGAATTCAAAGGTATTGTTTAATCTGTCATACATTTTTAAACCGCGTTGTATAGCATCTATATTAGGATGATCGTGAACATTAGGATCGACTCTTAAGACATCAACGCCTAATGCAATTTTTTTAAAATTATCTCTTGGTAAGGTTACATCAATTTCTGTATTAAAACTCCAACCTTCGCTTTGTATCATTTTGCTTTGTTCAGTTAAAATGTTCAAAGCTACTTGTGCATCAGTAGGCAAAGTATCTGTATATATATCAATTCCTCCCAATCGACTGTTAAGGGGTGACTCTCCAATGGCAGCCAACATAATGTTGAGGCTTTCTAATTGAGTGGTTGCAGCTATAGCCATTACATACCTCCTGATTGGATCATTTTGTTTCTAATTTTAGTTGTTTCTTTTACAAACCTAGCTTTTTCAGCAAGCGTTGTTTTACCTGTATCGTTCATCTTTCGATTGTAGGCATCAAGATAAGCTTGACCTTCTAATCCAAGAATACTTTTTTTCTTTTTATTCTTGCCAAACATAATTAGTAGCCTTTCTTTTTAATCTTAAGTGAGTCTCTCCCACCTTTCTTTTTTTTCTTTTTAGATGAATACATGGGTATAAAAAAAAGGTATCTAATAATAAGATACCCTATAAATTGAAATTAAGAAGCAGATAGCTTAATAGTAGCTGCACATTCTGGTCTTAGGATTCCATGACCAAGAGCATACTTAGCAACCATTAATGTACCTTGATACATAATTCCGTAGTCAGAACCAGAGATCTCAGTTGTCATGTCCATTAATTTTACTGTACCAACAGCAGATTTATGGAAGACAAGACCAATAGTTTTACTATCATCACCTGAGTAGGTGTTGTTAGCTCCACTTGGGTTAGATGCCACGTTTGATTGAGGCACGTTGTTGCTCATCATCACAGGGATACCAGCAACTTGTTGTACACGACCTGATGCAAATGAACCATTGCCACCTGGGTTGAAGTCAACATCTACAGTTCTTGTAGCTGATTCAGCTAACTTGTGGTACTCAGCAGGTGGTAGTACACAGAATCTATCTGTAGGAGGAATGTCACGCTCGTCAAATGTCTGTGCAATGTCATAGATAGCACCTGCTAACTCATCACCAGTAACATCTGATGAAGCTGTATTACCAGTAGCAAGTGTTAATTCAACACCACCATTACCATTTGTTAATGTTGCAGATGCTCTTGAAGCATTAGCAATTACCTTCGCTACGTTTTGATCGTATGTCTTAGCAAGTGCCTTACCTAATTCATCAGCGTAAGTAGCTCTTACATCGTAATGATTCTTAAGCTCATCCAGGTTCGAAACGAATGCCTGTGATATTAAGAGATCATCAATAGAAATAATCTTCTCATTTGCCAAGATCTGGTTAGCACCTACTAATGGTGTGCCTGGTGTGTGATATGCAGCAGTTGCTGTTCCTGTTACTGGGAACTGTGCTGATTTACCTGAAGTTATGGTGCGAACAGAATGTAGTGCTTCGTTAAAGATGTTGTTACGAGCAAATGCTGTAAGAACTTCTCCTGAAAACACTTTCAGAAACAGAGCGTCAAAGTCTGTTCCTGTATTGTTCACCAAACCCAGGCGTGAAACTGTGGCGTTAGCCATAATTAAATTCCTTTAGTTTGATTAAATAATTTGAGAAACTAACTTCACTACTGTCTGTTCTCTCCAGTGGTATCTGACGCATCAGGCACTTTTGATATTAAGATTTTCGTTTTGTTTAGTTTATACTGATCCGCAATTCCACTTGCGTAATGCAAGAGCTTTGCGTGTTAACTTACCATCTTTCTTCATTGGTCCTTTTACCTTAGACATCCTTGCACAAAAAGATTTTCTTCTTGCTTTTTGTCTAGGAGAAAGACCTGTCTTTTTAGTAACAGGAGCTTGCAAGTTTCCACCTGTTGCTCGGTT